CTATACCTGCAATTCCTCACGGATTGCTTTTTGTAATAGCTGGCTAAAGTTGACCTTGTTTTCTTTTCCAATTTCAACAAGCCAGCTTGGTAGTGTGACGGTCTTATTGACGATTTTAGAGCGTTCACGCTCACGGACAAGTTCGGTATCAACAGAGATAGCCTGTATCACATCATCATCGCTTGTTAGGTTGCTTGCAAGTGCTTTGAATGATGATGGTTTAGGAAATTCTTTACCCTCGTCTTCAAACATGATGGTATAGATTTCAAGAACTTCACGAGCGTTGAAAATGGCTTCACTTAGATTGTCAGCTTCGCTAAATGCTCCAGGGAAATCAGGGAAAGAAATGCTGTAGCCACCATTTTCCTTATCTGCTTCAAACAATGCTAAATAATTATATTTCATAGTGATAGATTAAGCCAATGATTAGAGTAACCCCTTTAGGGGGGACAGGGAGGAGTTCACTCACTCCCCATACAAGACTTTGAGAATGTTGCTTAGTGTGCCTGGTCTGTAATCCTTCTCTTTAGGTTTCGGTATCGTCACTGTCCGTCCGTCTGGATGTTTCCAAACCTCGTGAGACCCTTTGCCAAAGTTTGTTTTACTGAAACCTTGCTTCTTAGCAATCTTCTTAAGCTCTCGCTCTGTCATTGGCTTATCTCCTTTCCTTATCTTTAATTATATTATACACTTGTTTTTAACACTTGTCAACTATAAACACGTATTTTTTACAAATGTTTTTCTTTTTTGTCATTTTGCCCATTTTATCAAAATAGAAATCAAATCTCGCAACCATTATTGACAAAATGGCAATTTTGAACGAATAGACTACTGTATTTTACTGTATTTCAGGCAAACAAAAAAAGCCCAGCAAACGCTGGGGTGAAAATACTATTTAAACGTACCATAAGGCACCACATTGCGCCGATTTGACTCCTCGCCTGCTGCTACATAGCGACGTACACCGCTACGGCTAACATACGATACCCAAATGTATCCATCGGCAATATAGACCGAATCATAGTTAAATTGCTCGCCATAAGTGTAAGTAGCCACAATTTTACCATCTAGGCCAGGCTTGTCTCGGACATTGAGCAAAGATACTTTAACGGTCATTGTCCCCTGCTCGTCTTTGACCTTACCGAGATTACCGCTGTTTGACTGCGTTGCCACTGCAGTAGAGTCGCTATAAGGTGGATAAAACCAGCCGACAAGATTGCTGATTTGCTGACTAGAATACTGAGCAGGACCACCGACGGACAAATTACCTACCAGGTTCTGCTCGATTGTTTGGACGGTATTGCCACTAACACCGATAATCAATCCGGTGTGCCCATAGTTGATACCGTCACCTGCCCAGTAATTCTTGACAAAGATAGCCCCTGGACGTGGACGTTCTGAGGTAGGCATATAATGCACCTCGAATCCGTGTCGCTTTGCTGATTTAATCAAATCAATGGCGTTGCCCCAAAGAGCTTTGCCGAAAAACTTGCCACAAATCCAGTTAGGTAGGTCTACACATTGATTACCGTACCAACCATCATAGTCTACACCTTGACCACGATTGGCAAGGTCTTTGGCGAAGTTGATAACTTCAAATACTGTTGTCATTTGTCAGTCTCCTTCCAGGCATCGTTCATTTGCTTCACTGCTGATTCGATAAAGGTCTCTAACTGTGTATCAGTCATATAGATGTTGTATTTAGCAAGCTGACCTGTTACACGACGTTTGGCCATATCTAGCTTATCGACGTGCTTATCTTGGTCTAATTTGGTAATCTGCTCAACTGCGTTGACGGCATTCCGCGCCAGAATCTCTGTAATTTCGACTGCTCGCTTACCACCTTTGGCAATCAGATACTTCTTGACTTCATGGACAATCATACCAGCAACGATAGCTAAGATACCTGTAGCAGACCCAATAATAATTTCTGTAAGTTGATTCATATCAATTCTCCTTCTTCAATGGCAACTCACAATATATGCCATACATAGTTTCAATCTCACCATTTCCGCCTAAAATTTTATAACTATCAAAAAGCTTGGCAATCTCTCGACGTTCTTCCAGCGTTGTCCAACCACGGGCAATTGCTGTGTCCAAATCCTTGTATAACGTATAACGACGGCTACTTCTACCGCTGTTTTTCAAAGTGTCAATTTCCTCTTGGACAGCGACTAAGCTGACTTGGTTGTCGTCTGCGACTTTTTTTAAGTTGGACACATCATCCTTGATGTCTTCCATACCCTGCTTGAGTTCGCCGAATTGTGCCTTATTTAGATTATTAGACCGTGCTGCAAGATAGCCAAAACCACCAGTAGCGATGACACCAATAGTAGGTGCCACCGCTCCGATGATGTGCAAGATTTGATCTGGCATAGGCTACGCCTCCACTCCAGCTGTTGGTTCTGTCCAATCTGGATTTCCGTTTTCATCAAACTGCATGATGTAGAACTCCTCGTTGAAGAGATCTGCCACATTGATTGTTGTTGTAGTTCCGCCCCACTGGTTAAAGGCCCACACAGTTTCAACTTCTACGAATTGACGACGACCATTGACAATACCTGGTCGACGTTGGACATCACGGTACATATAAAAATCATTTGTCGCATTTTTACAGCGAATAAATTCCCCGTTTTCCTTCATGTACTGCAATGCAGTCGCAAGGTCAAATGGTTCTGTAATGGTTGATAAGTCGAGTAAAGTATTGTTAGTAGTTTCAGTCATGATTATTCTCCTTCGATGATTTCTTCCGCTGGTTTAGTAGCTTCGTCCAGTTGCTTTGTTAACTCAGTAATTTCTGCCTGCAGACCTGCGATGGTCTGCTGAGCTTCTGTCAACTGGACAGCTAACAAGTTCTTAGTGTTCTTCTCTTCTGCCAATTGGTTGGCTAGTTCTTGGTTTGTCAAAGCGAGTGCTTGATTCAT